CGCCAGCGGATCTGGACGAGGCGGCGATGGAGTTTGCCAAACGCGGCACGTTCACCGCTGACCTGCCCCCTGCCCTTGAGCAGCTGCAGCGAGTGTTCAACTGGGGGCCGCTGAAGGTCGTGGTGCCTTTCTTCAAGACCCCGGCCAACATCGGGCTGGAGGTTGTCGAGCGCACGCCGTTTGCCCCGCTCTCGTCCCGCTTCCGCGACGACATGGCAAAGGGTGGCATCCACCGGGACATGGCGCTGGCGAAGGTGTCGATGGGCTCTGCGATCCTTGGGTACCTAGCGCATGAGGCTGCAAGCGGATCAATCACCGGCAGCGGCCCGACCCGCAAGGAGCACCGCGAGGCGCTAATGCGCGATGGTTGGCAACCGTACAGCCTGAAGATTGGCGACACTTACTACAGCTACCAAGGCATGGAACCTGTCTCGGCGCTGATGGCCATTGCAGCTGACTATGCTGAGTACGGCATGTACCAGCCTGACCAGGGCAAGGTCGAGGAAGTATTCATGGGTGCGCTGTTCGGCATGTATGAGTACCTGAAGGAGCAGCCCTATCTGCAGGGTATTGGCGAAATCGCCAAGGCGCTTGGGCTGTCACGCGCCGGTCAAACGCCGGATGCCGTCAAAGCTGTCAACGATCTGACCAAGCAGTTCAGCGGCTTCGTTATTGGCGGCTCGCCCATTGGCGCGTATGGCTCCCTGGTCGGAGCGATTGAGCGCATGTACGACCCGACCGCCAAAGGCACTCGCGCCAGCCCTGACCTGCCGATGGGCGTGCGCGGTTTTGTCGAGGGCTTCAACAAATACCGCAGCCGCATCCCTGCGTACAACGATGACCTGCCAGACGAGCTTAACCTATGGGGCGACCCGAAGCAGCAGATTCCCAGCAAGAATCCCTGGGTGCGGTTCTCCAGCTGGGTCAATCCGACCCGCGTCAGCCCGCAGCAGTTCAGCGAAGTGGACGATGCGCTTGCCAGACTGGGTGGCCCCGTCGGTATGCCTGACAAGAAGCTGAACGGCGTTGAATTGTCAGACCCGCAATACAACGAATTGCTGACTATTTACGGCAAAGAGCTTAATGCCAAACAAGCAATTCTTGATGTGATACAAGCGCCTGGTTTTGACATGCTAAATCTGGATGACCAGCAAAAGACGGTGCAGCGAGTGCATTCTTTGTTAATGAATGGAGACAAAGAAAAAGGGATTGTTGGAGCAAAAGACCTGTTGATCTCGCGCAATCCTGAGCTGCAGGCCAAGCTGGCTGAGCTTGAGGAGCTTCGGAAAGCAAACGGACTCTATTACAAGGCGCGATGACTTTGTACAATTTTCATAAGAAGGGGTTGAACTATGGGCGTGCCAATTAACAATGTGACTCGCAGGGTGGTCTTTGCCGCAAGCGGCACAGGCCCGTATGCGTTCACCTTCGAGATCCTGGCGGCGACCGACATCGCTGTGTACCGGGACGATACCCTGCTGACGCTGACCACCGACTACACGGTGACGATCAACAGCAACGGCACCGGCAGCGTGACCCTGACTGCGAGCCCGACGGGTGCAACGCAGATCGCCATTGTCGGCAACAGGTCGATCCAGCGCACGACGGACTTTGTGACCGGCGGCGACTTCTTTGCCAACACGCTGAACGACGAGCTCGACCAGCAGACGATCTTCAACCAGCAGAATGCTGAAGGTCTGGCCCGCGCCATGCAGGCACCGCAGACTGACCCGACCAGCATCAACATGACCCTGCCTCGAGCATCAGTGCGGGCGAACAAGACGCTGGCGTTTGACGGCAACGGCAACCCGATCATCGGCGACACTATCGGGACATGGCGCGGCAACTGGGCTGCGAGCACGGCATACGCGCTGCGCGATCTGGTAAAGGATGCCAGCAACAGCAACGTCTATTTGTGCGTGACCGCGCATACGTCTACCGGCACCACGCCGATCAGCAGCAATGCTGATTCTGCCAAGTGGGCAATCATTGTCGATGCTGCGGCTGCGGCATCTTCCGCTTCGGCGGCTGCGGCTTCTGCTTCGGCAGCGTCAACGTCTGCGTCTAACGCATCAACGTCTGCCACTAATGCGGCATCGTCGGCCTCGTCGGCCAGCACATCGGCATCCAATGCCTCAACGTCTGCAACCAACGCATCCAACTCTGCAACGGCTGCAGCGAGCTCTGCCAGCACGGCATCAACAGCAGCAACCAACGCAAGCAGTAGTGCGTCAACGGCCAGCACGGCTGCAACCAATGCCAGCAACAGCGCGTCATCTGCCAGCACATCGGCCAGCAATGCGTCGAGCTCTGCGTCTGCGGCCAGCACCAGCGCCAGCAACGCATCGACCAGTGCAACTAATGCAGCCAACTCGGCAAGCTCTGCCAGCACCAGCGCGACAAATGCGTCGAACAGCGCGACAGCAGCTGCGGCCAGCGAGACTGCTGCGGCCAGCTCCGCATCGGCTGCGGCTGCAAGCTATGACAGTTTTGATGACAGATACCTTGGTGCTAAGTCTTCAGCCCCGTCTGTTGACAATGACGGTAATGCCCTGCTGACTGGCGCTATCTACTGGAACACGACCGGCAACCAGCTTTATGTCTGGACTGGTTCTGCTTGGGATGCTGCTGCATTCACTACATCTGGTGGCGTGGCAAAGACTAGCGATACAGGGTCGGCAGTCATACCTTCTGGAACGGATGCTCAAAGGGATGGCGCTCCTGCTGCCGGATACTTTAGATTTAACACGGATTCAGATTCATTTGAGGGTTACGACGGAACCGCATGGGGCGCTATTGGTGGCGGTGGTGGCGCTACAACGCTGTCTGTGACCAACAGGTCAGGCAGCCTAGTTTCAGTTCCGCTGACAAATGGCTTCCTTGCCATTACCAATCGTTCTGGTTCAACCATCAATGTACCTGTTTCTTAAAGGATAGATCATGACTGCAAGATACCCGCTTGTCCTAAACGGGACTACGATTCAAGAACTGCAATCAGGCGATACGCTAACTGGCACTGGTGCTGGTGATGTATCAGGCCCAGCCAGCTCTGTCGATTCAGAGATCGTTCTGTTCGATTCAACCACAGGCAAGCTGATTAAGCGAGCAACCATTACCGGCATTATTAAAGCTGCTTCAGGTGTGGCTTCTGCCGCTACAGCCGGTACGGATTATGTGGCTCCGGGTGGCGCTCTGGGTACTCCGTCTAGCGGGACTCTGACAAACTGTACGGTTGATGGGACTAACCAGATTGGCTACCGCGACCTGCCAGCAGTCGGCACAAAGACTGGCTCTTACACTCTGGCAACTGGCGATGTAGGAAAGTATGTGCAGGTCGGCTCAGGTGGTTCAATCACTATCCCTGATGCGACATTTGCAGAGGGCGACATTATTGCGATTGCTAACAATACATCTAGCGGCGTGACAATCACTTGCTCGATTACCACTGCCTATATCGCTGGTACGGATACGGATAAATCTACTGTAACTCTGGCGACTCGTGGTCTGGCTACGGTAGTATTTTTGAGTGGTACGGTCTGTATTATTTCTGGGAATGTGTCATGAGTGGCATTCTGGCTGCACTTGCTGGTATTAAGACTGCTATTGCTACGGCAGTCGACACCTACTTCAACCTGACGACACTGCTGCTCTCAGGCAACGGCACGAACGGCGCGCAGAACAACACGTTCCTAGACTCGTCCACAAATAACTTCACCATCACCCGCAACGGCAACACGACGCAGGGTACGTTCTCGCCGTTCTCGCAGACGGGGTGGAGTGGAAGCTTTGCTGGCACTGCGTCTGTTACAAGCAATTTGGCAGGTAGCACTACGATGCTTCCTGCAACGTCTACGTCAACTTTCACTATTGATTTCTGGATTTACCCAACGTCTTTTGCCGGGAACCCTGCGATTATTGGCGACATGGACCCGGCAATCGGCGGCAGTCTTAACTATATCTCCGCGCAGATTTCTACCTCCGGCAATCCGCAACTTTATTGGTACGACGGCGCATCTAGAACTTGCACTGCAAGTACAGCGCTTACGCTGAACGCTTGGAACTATGTGGCGATACGCGTTTCCAGCAACGCCATTTCCATATTCGTCAACTCGGCTACTGCGGACACCGTTTCTGGAACGACGACTCTCACTACTCGATCCGGGGCGAGAAACTTTGCAATAGGCCAGTTTACCTCTGGTCAATATTTAAACGGTTATCTCTCGAATGTTCGAGTATCTACTGTAGCGCGCACAATTGCCGTTCCTACTGCTGCGTTTACACCAGACGCCGACACAAGAATTCTTGCGCTGTCGGAGAATAGGTTTTCTATTTACGGCACGGCGGCATCCACTCTTACTCCTACCAACGTCTCCGTCCAAGCCTTCAGCCCGTTCTCTCCTACGGCTGCGTACAGCGCGGCGACAAACGGCGGCAGTGGGTATTTTGATGGGACGGGGGACTTCTTATCGTCAAGCTCAACGCTTACGTTTGGAACTAATGCTTTTACCGTTGAGTTTTGGGTATATCCGTTAGCTGCATCAACTGGGATGGTTTTTTGTTGTTCAACAAATGGCGCTATTCAGGTTCAACTTGTTGCGTCTAGTGGGCAATTGAATTTAAATATTGGTACTTACGGAACTGGAGCCACGTTATCAACTACTGGCACACCAGTAAAACTTAATCAATGGAATCACGTTGTTGCAGTTCGTAGCGCAACATCTACAAATGGCGCTGCGATCTTTGTAAATGGCAGCCGTAACATACAAGGAACCGTAAGTACAAATTATGTTGCTGGCGCTATAAATGTAGGCGCTATTCCGGGCGGTACGCAGTCTGTAAATGGTTATATGTCAGGTTTTGTTGTTACAAACGGAACGGCTAATTATTCTCCATCGGACACAAGCATTACAGTCCCGACAGCTCCACCAAGCCCGACTGGTTCTACTCTGTGCATCAACTTCACCAACGGCGGCATCATCGATGCCACTGGCAAGAACGCGCTGGAGACTGTTGGCAATGCGCAGATCAGCACGACGCAGAGTAAGTTTGGTGGTAGCTCGATGTACTTTGATGGAACTGGAGATTATCTGTTATCTCCAGCCTCAGTTCTAAATAACGTATTCCCTTCCGATGTAACTATTGAATGTTGGGTGTATTTCAATAGCGTTGCCAATTCGCCTCATATTTGGAATATTGGAACATCTGCTTCAAATAGGATGAATTTGTATCTATCGTCTTCAAAATTAAATTTATATAGTGAAACATCAGTTGGTACTGGCACTAATAAAATCATTGGAACAACAACTCTATCTACTGGGCAGTGGTATTACATTGCTCTTGTTAAATCTGGTTCAACATTCACACTATATTTGAATGGTTCATCAGAAGGAACAAGCACAACAACTGTGTACCCAAATGCAAGCAATCTTGTTGCGCTTGGGTTTAATAATTTTGGCTCTGCTTCTGGTGATTATTTGAACGGATATATAGATGATTTCCGCATAACAAGATTCGCAAGAACGATTAGTACTCCGACTGCGGCCTTTGCTCTGCAATAAGGACTGACCATGCTCTATACAAAAAACGGATCAATCCCCAAGCCTGAGACAGATGGCACTGAAGGATGGATCGAAGTTGAGATGCCGCCAGAAGCGCCTGAAGGCAAAGAGGTGGTATGGCTGAACTGGCAATGGGTTGTGCGCGATCCGAAGCCTGTAGACCGCGAAGGCTACCGCTGGAAGTGGAACCACGACCAGATGCAGTGGATTGAGTACCAGCTGCCGGGTGTTGAGATCCAGGCCGAGCCGCAGCTCGAGTCTGTGCAGATCGATGCGCTGGCCAGCAGCCAGGTTGTTGCCATGACTTCGGAGCAAATCGGCGGCTTATCGCCATAGTACAAATACCAATAGATTCTATTGGTTATAAATTGGAGTGAAAAATGGAAAGCGGTTTCTGGACAACCCTGGGTGCGGCTGTTGCGGGCATTGGTGCTGGCGCTTACGGAATGTACCGCAAGGTACTGGCAGACCTGCGTCACGACAAGGTTGCGACGCTGCACGACGAGGCCATTGAGCATCTGATTACGAACTTGCGTGAGGAGGTCGAGCGCCTGTCGCAGCGCTTGGCTGCAGTCGAAGAGCAGAACCGCAAGTGCGAGAAGCGCAACGACCAGCTGCACCAAGAGATCATGGAACTGAAGCAGAAGCTGCATGTGACCTGATGTGATCGATCCCATAACGATTGCCGCGGCATATAAGACAGCGACATCGTGCATTGAACTCGCAAAAAAAGGGATCGCCCTTTACAAAGAAATTAAGCAGACAGGCGGCGAGGTCGGCGGGATTCTGAAGGATCTGAAGGAACAGTTCCATAAGATCACCAGCCCGACACCGGAGCAGAAGAAGCAGTACAACGAGGAAGTCAAGCGGGTGCAGGAGGTAGCCAAAGCCGCGCCTGCTGATGTGCTGAACAGCGTCTGGGACAACCTGGGTCAGTTCGTTGACCAGTACGACATCATGGTCAAGGCGTACATCGCCAGCGAGGTGAACTCCAAGGAGGTCTACCGCGGCGAGATGTCACTTGCTAGGCGTGCGCTGGAGCGGTTGAAGGTGAGGCATCAGCTGGACTTCATGCTGGCTGAGGTGCGCGAGCAGATGGTCTACAACGCGCCGCCAGAACTTGGCGACCTGTGGACTCGGTTTGAAAAGATGTGGCAGCAGATCGTACAGGAGCAGAACGCGGCACTGGCTGAGGAAATGAGAAAGGCGCAGGTAGCGAGATGGCAACGGGAAAGGACACTCGCGGATCTACGGGCAAAGGCGGTATGGATTGGAGCAGTGGTGTTCGTCCTGGCGTGGTTCAGCGGCCTCCTGATCCTGCTACGAATGAGCAGCACATACCGTGGACTTTACTCGTCACCGTGGTGGTCATGTGTCTTGTGCTAGTCATCGCGCTGCCCGTCATGGGCATCATGTATATGGACATGAACAACGCCACCAATGCTGCGCTGAATGAGATCCGCAAGATGAAGGAACTGCGGTTGAAGATTTTGAAGGAGCGACTGGATGCTGACCGAACAACAACTCAAGGAGATGATCCCGCGCAATAAGTATGTGTCCTACTGGCACAAGGCGCTGGAACAACTGCTGCCCGACTACGACATCAACACGCCAAAGCGCATTGCGGCCTTTGTCGCCCAGTGCGCCCATGAGTCGGCTGAGTTCACAGTCATCCAAGAAAACCTGAACTACAAAGCCAGCGCCCTGCGTCGGCTGTTCCCTAAATACTTTCCCACCGATGAGCTCGCAGAACAGTACGCATCAAAACCAAACAAGCAGCAGGCCATTGCAAACCGCATCTACGCTAATCGCATGGGCAATGGTGACGAGTCTAGCGGTGATGGTTTCGCGTTTCGTGGCCGAGGTCTTATCCAGCTGACCGGCAAAACAAATGTAACTAACTTTGCTGACAGCATCAGTATCACACCAGAAGAAGCTATCGAATACCTGGAGACATTCGAGGGCGCAGCGCAGTCGGCCTGCTGGTTTTGGGAGAGCAACAAGCTCAACGACATCGCAGACAAGGGCGACATCCTGACGCTGACCAAGCGCATCAACGGCGGCACCATCGGACTGAACGACCGCATCAAGCATTACAACCATGCGCTCAAGGTCATGGAAGGAGGCCACTGATGCGAGCTCTGCTGATTGCCGCAGCAGTCGTGATGGCGATGGCCAGCTGCGAAGACCGCTTTCGCTATCCATGCCAGGACAACAAGAACTGGAACAAGCCTGAGTGCCAGCGCCCGACTTGTGCCATGACCGGCACCTGCCCCGACCAGCTGGTGCCAGCTGCTGACTTCAAGCCGGAGGGTGAAAAATGAAATGGACTCCTGATCAAATCGACTCGGTCATCAAGCTGATCATTGGCTCAACTTTCTGTCTAGTGATTCTGATGATGTCGGGGCTGGCTACTTACTCAATCGTGTTCGTGACCCAACCGATGACAGGGATTGCGCCTGCAGACAAAGCACTGTTTGCATTACTCAGCGATATAAGCAAGTACTGCCTCGGGGCGTTGGCGACATTACTTGCCATCAAAGGCAAAGACGGTGTCGCCAAATTGGTAGACCCGCCGCCAGGTGTGTCGAAGGCCAGCGACTGGCAAGACCCGCCGCCTGCCGCACCGAAAAGTGTTGCGCCAGTACAACGCACTGAGCCGACGATTGCACCGCTGTCAGCCCCGCCTGTGGTGACTGGCTTCGGTGGCAAGCCTGCCCCTCCCCCTGCCCCTCAACCGGAGATCGACTGATGAAGAACCTGATTGCCCTGCTGTGCCTGGTGCCTGCCCTTGCATTTGCTGGCGGCGAAAAGAAAGAAGTCTGCAAGGAAGATCCCAAGACCAAGAAGCAGGTCTGCAAGGTCATCACCGTGCATAAGAAACTGGAAGGCACCAAGGTGCCACCGAAATGAGCCCTCTACACATGGCCGCTGGCTGCGTACTGGTGGCTGCCATTGCTGGCAGTGCCGGGTACTGGCGCGGCCATAACGCTGGCGAGGCCAAGGTGCAGGCAGCATGGGATCGTGAACGTGCGCAGCTGGCAGAGGAGCACGCCAAAGCGATGGCCGCTGCGCGTGAGAAAGAGCAGGCGCTGCAGGCCAATGCAGACCAGCTGAGACAGGAGATGAGCAATGAACTTAAAGCTATCAATCAGCGTTCTGCCAGTGCTATTGACAGCCTGCGCAAGCGCGCCGACCGCCCCCCCGAGGGCAGTGCCTTGCCCGGTGCCACCAGCGCTGGACAAGGTGGATGTACCCCAAGAGAGCTTTACCGACAGGACGCTGAAGTGGCTGTCAGGCTCGCCAGAGAAGCCGACGAACTCACAGCCGCCCTCAAGCAATGCTACGCCCAATACGAAACCCTAAGATCAAAGTGATCCTTCAGCCGTGATCGGCGCGACTTTGCCCCGGCTTAGGCCGGGGTTTTTTTCTCCGCTTCCTTTTCCTCCTCGGTCAGCTGCGCACCCAGCGCCCTGATACGCCTGCCGTACATCGAGATCAGTGCCGTCTTTTTGGTGAGCTCGACCCGCTGCAGATTTTCCTCGTTCAGTTGGCGCAACTCCTTCAGGATGGTCATGCGCTCGCGCACCGGGCGCTTGCCTGCCCTGGCAGTCTTGTCAAACAGATCTTCCAGCGCAGCTGCCCAGTCATCCAGGCTGGCGAACACTGCGTGCGGCTCGGCCTTGCCAGGCACCATGATCGGCACGCCGTCTATCACATCGAGTTCTGCAGCAGGTTCTGCAGATTCTGCAGAATCGTTCTGCAAATCTGATTCGTCCAGGTCTGGCACATACTCGTCAACTGTCACTGCCTCGACCGGCTCAGGTTCAGGCTCCGGCAGGCTGGGCGGCGCGATCACATCCAGCGGGTTGGCTGGCATGGGCGTGACATCCTTGATTGGCCTGGGCTTTGACTCGTCTGGGTAATCCTGCGCCTCCTCCGCGGTAATCAGCCCTTTGAGCACATCAGGAAAGGCATCACGCAGGGCAAAGCCACGAGCTCGCATCTGCAGCATCCGCTTCGGGTACGCCTGCCACGGCCCCTGCTTGCCCCACAGCCCTGCCCGCTTTGCATCTTCAACACTGAAACGGACGATCACCGGGTTGCGCCCTTTGCGCCTAGCGATGCAGACGGCGACCGGGTTCGGTGTGCCTTCGCCTTCCATGCTCTCGTCCACGCCCTCGCAGACCGGGCTGGCCTGCACCAGCGCCATCGCTGCGTCACCGTATACGCTGGGCTTGCCGTTTATGACGCTGATGTTTTGCAGCGCCTGCATGGGCTGCAAACCAATTTCATATCCCCATTGAACTGCAACCATGATGTCCTCCGGCTTGCCCTGGTACTGCTTCGGCACCATCTGGGACTTGGCCAGCATGTGGCTGAAGTCCATCGCTTCACCTAGCGTGGTCGGGGCAAAGCCTTGGCGATTAGTTGTAGTCAGCTGCATCATCTTCCTCCTGTGCGTATTGTTTGAGCGTTTCAAAAACGACGGCCATCATTGCCTCAATGATTTCGCACGCATCATCGTTGGACAGCTTCGGGATGTTGCCCATCAGTGCATTGACGGCGCGGGCGTGGGCGAGCTCCAGCGGTCGCAGGTCCAGGCTTTTCATGCCAGTTCCTTCACGCTGAGAGTGGACTGCCGGATTGTGTACGCGGCCTTTGCAGGCACTGTCTTTGCGGGCTGCGCCTGGTAATTACGCATCGGCCAGCGGATCTCAAACCGGCCTGCAATGCCTTTGCTGGCGGTGCCAAGCAATGCTTTCAGATCCTTTTCTGCATCCGCGCAATCCTTTGCGGCCTTGGTGATTGTGGCTTTTGCTGTTGCAATTTTTTCGGCCAGTAATTCAGCCTCAGTGTCGAGCTGCACAACCTTATCTTCAGCTGCTGGCCACAACCGATCAGCGTCCTCGCTGGTTGCTGGCGGGTAGTAATCAATCGTGCCGTCAGCGCGGAACCGCTCCAGCTTGTCCTGGAACTCCAGCACCGCAGCTTTGATGGTGGCCAGCGTCTGGGCGTGCGGCTCAAACAGGAAGATGCGCAGCGCCGTGCCCTGGTACAGCACGCAGACTGCTCCCCACTTGGCAGACATAATGTCCATCTGTGCCTGCAGTTGGACGGGGCCGCGGTACAAAGCAGGGATTTCCTCAGGCGACACAGCTGTCAGCTTCGCTTCCAGCACGCCGTGGCCTGCGAGCTCGATCTGCTCGGCACCAATGACGTAGATGCCTGCGTCCTCGTCGGTGCGGATAATCTGCCCGCGTCCGTCTGCGTAACCATCCAGGCTGCAGCACAGCGGCAGGGTCGGGTGGTAGAAAGCGGCGCTGAACTCAGTTGCCAGCTCGGACAGCTGCAGGCGCTCGGCTGCTTCCTTCAGGATCAGTGCCTCAAGTCTGTCGCCCCAGCGCATGGATTCGTTGGACTTGTCCTCGCGCTCGTTGCCTTTGATGGCGTTGATGCTGTATGCGAGCTCGTCGTTCGGCGTGGCATACCGCGACAGACCCAGCAGCGCGGGCAGTCGGGATGCAGACATGATGTCATCGGGTGTTTTTTTACCTGCCATGATCAGGACTCCTCAGATAGTTGATAGACGCGTACCACGCGGGCGTGCGCAGCCTTGTGGGTGGCTTCAGTAAAGCCAACCGGCTTAAATTTTTTTGAACGGAAAACGGCACCCAGGACAGACGGGTGCAACTCAGCGGGCAAGCGCAGCTGTGCTCTTATGTCATTGATGCACACAGTGCCTTGTGTTCGAGCTATCTCAACGGCTAGTGCTCGGCAGTGGCACAGAAACTCTGTGTCTCTGTGCTCAAAAAGCGCAAGTTGCGCATCGCGTAGATCGCGACCGGTAACGGGGAGCATGTTGAACCCCCGTCAGGTAAGGATCGCCAGGGCAATGACGGCCAAAATGCCGACGGCGCTGACAATCAAAACAGGGGTATCAGGGTCTTGCTGCGGTGCAAGAATCTTGTGTATGCCGGTCAAATAACCGGAATACAAATTATGCGAAATACCCGCTATATAGTTGTTGCGGTTCAAATAACCGCAATACACATATGCGCGGGAAACGCCGCATGTTTGCTTATGTTTTTTCAATGTTTTCCTCCTTCGACAAGGACTTGCTGCTAGTTATAAAAATCCAAACGGGTATTTCCGTTTGAGCTACTACCTGTAGGGGTTGTTGGTGAGCTTTTTGTATTCTGCTTTGCCAACCTTTTTCTCGTTGCGCTGGTGCAGCTCGCGCTTGGCGGCTTCCATCGCGTACCTGGCCTCGAGCACGCGCCAAATGTCGGTGCGGTCATCTTCCCAGGCGATCTGCGTTAGGTCTTTGGAGAGCTCGCCGAAGATCTTGGCTGCCCATTTAATGTCATCAATGACCAAAATGGGCACATCCAAACGGCAGTTCAAACCACGGCCAACCCGATTGAAATACTTGGCGACGGTTTTTCGATCCAGATCTTTCATGCCGTCCAGCGGCTTAACAGGTTGGTAAGTCATTGATGGTGATCCTTAAAATAATGATACTGTATGAAAGAACAGTATATCACTCAGCAATATCTCGATCAACAAACTGCTCGATCAGCCTGTTTTTTTCGGCTGCAATGCGTTGCTGGCGGCGCTTGGCTGCTTTCCTAAGCAGAACCACAGCAACAAATGGGCCGGTTAAGTACACGCCAAATGCCCACTCGAGGCCAATCAAATAAGCCAGGCCGAAATAGCTGGCAAAGAAAGCCAGCACCAGCAACGCTGGTATGAATTTGTCCATTACTTGATCCTTTTCAGCAGGTTGCTGACCTGGCTGGCACGCCAGTCAGTGTTGCCGCGGGGGGTTTCAACACCGCGAGCGGTCAGTGCTGCGGCGATCTCGCGCAGGGTGCCAGAACCGGTCTTGCGGATGATGTCGCGCACGATAGGGCCGACGCGTTCGGCATAAGCATCTGCGTTGGCTTTGAGAACCTTAACGCCCTCAGCGCTGCCGATCTCGGGCGATGGGCTGCCAAGCTTTTTGCCCTGGCGTTTCAATGCGGCCAATGCCTCGGTGGTGCGCTCGGAAATTCGTTTGGCTTCGTATTCTGCAAACACGCTGACCATCTGAAGGAACGTGCGGTCAGCTTCGGGCATGTCGGCGCAGATGAACTTGACCTGGCCGTTGAGCAAGGTCGAGATGAACTGAACGTCACGCGCCAGGCGGTCAAGCTTGGCGACCACCAGCGTGGCTTTCTGCTTGCGGGCGAGCTCAAGTGCTGCCTTGAGCATTGGACGGTTCTTGAGGCGCTTGCGAGTGCCTGACTCAATCTCGGTGAATTCACCAATGACAGACCAGCGACCACCGTTGAGGTAGTTGCGTACCAGTTCCTGCTGTGCCTCAAGGCCAAGGCCAGAGCGCTGCTGTTTGTCTGTACTGACTCGGTAGTAGGCGACGAATTTGCCTGTGTGCGGTGCCATGTTTCGACTCCTGGATCTCGGTGGTCGCGGTCGGGAATAACCGTAAGACGAAAAATATATCTCGCCGATACATCTGTCAAGCATTCAAACGTATCTTTTGCGCGACATTAACAATGCTGCAACCATTGGCATCGTTTGAATTTTGGTATACCGTCGCGCAATACTACCTTTTGGAGATTGGACATGCGATCTGAATTCAAGCATTTCATGATGCGTCTGCGCCCTGAGACACGCGCCCTGCTCGACCAGGCTGCGCGGGATCAGCGCCGCTCGAGGGCATCCATCGTTGACGAGCTCGTCCACCAGGCACTCAGGGAGCGTTACAGCACCACCGAAAGCCGCCTGGACAAGCTGCTGAGGTCTGCGTGAACGGTCGGGGCAAGCGGAACAAAGGAGCTGCTGGCGAACGTGAGCTTGCCGCCCTGCTCTCTGAGCACTTGGGTTTTGTGGTCAAGCGCAACCTGGGACAAGCGCGGGACGGGGCAGACGATCTGACGGTCGCCCAGTTCCGCATTGAAGTGAAGCGTCAGGAACGATTACAGGTGGACAAATGGAGCGAACAGGTCGAGGGCTGCGCGTCACCCGGCGAAGTGCCGGTGCTGATGTACAGGCGCAATGGGCAGCCCTGGCGCGTGTGCCTGCGGTTGGAGCATTTCATTCCAATGATGCGCGACCAGCTCAAATGAACTGGGATCTCGTCGTCAGGCAGCTGGCAGGCGAGAAAGTGAAGCTCGCTGCCACCGAAGGCAGGCAGGTCATCCGCGTCGGCCTTGGCCACTACAACAAGGGACAGCAGGAGAAGTCTGAGGTGCGCGAGGCCATCGTGGAGATCCTGACGGACTTTGGTGCCATGACCACGGTGCAGCTGCATGAGGAGCTGGTCATGCAAGGCCATGCAGTCGGTTACGAGGCGATGTACGGCGTGCTCAAGAAGATGACCAGGCGAAACCTGCTGAAGGCGGAGCGGCAGGCGCGTGCAGATAACAGCGGAAAGGGGATCAACCTGTGGCGAATCGTGGACAAATGAAGCTGCGGTCATGGGTACACAGCACCATCTTGACATCGGCATTGTCGGCCAAGTGGTGCAGCAGCTGCCAGCAGAGCAGATACCGGAAAGACGGTGAATACATTAAGTCATCAGATGGTTTGCGCCAGCGTTGGATGTGCAGCTGGTGCGTGGAAAGGAGAAGCAATGCAACCAAAGTTGAAGTTAGCGCCTGAGCAAGTGAAGAAGCCCAAGGAAAAGGACACCACGCCAAGCGTGTGGAACCCGAACTGGAAGTACAAGCCTGGCGGCACGGCAATGGATCTGGCCGAGAAGTTCAAGCGCATCCGCAAGCAGATGATTGAGGACGAGCAGGCCAAGAAGATGCGGAGGGTCAAATGATCGACAGCCCCCTCGCCTTTCCAAACGGTGCCTATGGCCACCCAGGCATGACCCTGCGCGACTACTTTGCCGCAGCTGCCCTGCAAGGCATCGTGGCCAAGTACGGCATGCAAGTGCCTGACTTTGACTACCCAGATGAGCCCGACTGCGATGCTGAGATGGCACGCTGGGCGTATTCGATTGCAGCCGAGATGCTGATAGCGAGGGGCGAATGACCAAGATACGCAAGTTCTGGCGCTGCTTCTGGCTGTGGAAGTGCAGCGGCTTGGGTGTGTTTGCAGCAATGAAAGCTGCGCGTCGTTATCACAGGCGCTTCCTTGGTCTGTGAGTATTGTCCAATCTGCAACCGCAGCCATTGGAAGCCGCAGACGGTTGAGCTCGACGGCGTGCAAATCTGTACGCACAGCGAAGCATGGCGGCATGAGTGCGAAGTCAGGTACGCATTGAAGCTGCCAGACAAAGCCAGGAGGCCCCGGATCAGCAAGCTGGACTACCTGAACGGGATTGAAAAAGAGCGCGGCACGGAAGCGAGAACCAAGCTGCGCAACGAAATGGTGAGGAGATACAAAAAATGAAAGGGGTTACCGATGGGCAATTACATGATGATCGCAGGCGTGGTGGCGATGCTGTGCGGAATACTGGTGATGATGGCGGGGTTTGCAGCGTTCCTGGCGCTGGTCATCGACATCTGGGAGTGAGGTTTTGCACCAGCTGCCAGGCCGTCAGAGAGCTTGCAGGCGGGGAGTTTAGGCGGCTCAGGAGCACGGCGAGGTGGGTCTGTCAGTGCTGCGTTGAGCGCAAGACGGTGAGCATTTACAAGTCGCGGGGGACAGCATGATTACTTTGACCAAAGAGGAAGCGCAGCAGGTTTTGGAAGCCTTTGAGGGCGTATTTGAGGGCGATGACAAGGGCGCGGAGTTTTGGACAGTATACGGCGGCACGTTTGAGGCGGTCTATTGCATGAACGCAATGCGCCTGCTTCGCGCCAAACTTGCACAGCCTGAGCGCCAATGGCAAGGGCTGACAGAGCAGGAACACGCGAATATCGCCGTTGAGGCTGGCTGCGCGTCAGCTGACTGGGTGTTTTATGGTGCGGCAGTAGAACGGGCGCTGAAGGAAAAGAACAGGTGAGCGCCCTACCCTCAAACGTCGTGGACTTCAAGCTACCCAAAAAGCCCAAGGTCAGGGAAAAAGAGGAGCAGCCGTTTCAGAAGAAGTACGCGGTGATCCCTGCTCGAGCAATCCACGACCCTGCCATCACGCACGGGATGCTCAAGGTTTTGCTGGCCCTGTGCAGTTACACCAACCGGGCTGGCATCACTTGGGTCAGCCAGAAGCGGCTCGCCCAGGACTTCAAGGTCAGTCGGCAGTCGATTACCAGGCAGCTGACCAAGCTCAGAGACTTGGGGTACGTCACCATTGCCAGCAAGGGATTCAGGGGCGAACGGTCAAACACCTTGCAGGTCATTTTCGATCCCAGCGTCACAGCTGAAGATGCCGTGGCCATCACCAGCAGTATTGAGGATACAAGGTCGCCAACCATGAAACAGAACGATGCCAAGCTGGCAGCAGACGGACTGCCAGACCTGAGCCCAGAACAGATCCGCGCCAACAAGATCAGACTGGCTGAAATGTTGTCAGGACTGAACATGAACGGGAACATCAAGCATTCTCAACCAAGACCAATAGGGGAAATCATGGGCAACAAAAAGACAGTCCATAGGCAACACCAAGAGGTAGCCAATGAACAGGCTCCCATAGGCAACCAAAAAGGCTCTCATAGGCAACCTCCTGAGGTTGCACAGAAGATCGAAGTAGAAGGTAATAGAAGGTTATTTATAAAGATAATTGAAAGAGAATTAAAAGTAACTTTAAACAATGAACTGACAATGAAGTTAATTGACAGTGGTATAACTGACAATGAGTTATGCGCAACCTGTCAGACGCTGCTGTCAAAACAGCAAGCGGAGGGGTTGGGCGTTCCGGAGGGCGAGGAGCTGCTGCTGGCACTGCTGACCATATCTGCAGACCAGCTGTGAAATGCCGATGCCGTTTCCGCGGGTTCTAAGGTACCTACAAGGCGCGATCAGGGGGCAGGTGATAGGCAGACATGGGTGGGTAGGGAAAACGGCTTGTAGAGCGTTTAAAGCGGTCGGGCATGTGGATGTACAGAATCCATACGCTGGTATGGGTTTTAACGGGTGTCTGGACAGGCAGGGGGGTCAAGGGGTGTCTGGTCGGAAGCAGGCCTGGCGCAGACTGGTTGGACAAACGGTCGTGCTGGCTGGCGCTGGGCAGTCAGTTGCCGAAAGGACACCTTTCCCCCCTCCCCCTCGCCCTGTGCGTGCGGGGGCCACACCAAAATTTTTCTGACTATTTCCCCGCAAGGGGTTTTTGACTGGAGGTAGCAAGATGGCATTTGAGCATCGGCCTGGGCAGGGCAGTTTGTTTGCGAATAAGAAGAAGCGTGAGGGCAAGAAAGATCCTGACTTGGATGGTCGGATCATGTTGCCTGATGGTCAGCTGCATTGGTTCAAGGCGTGGAGGAAGGAGGATGCGACTGGTCAGGCTTTCTACAGCTGCCAGATTGGTGATGCCTGCTCGATTCAGGTGTCTGCGCATAACCAGGCCAAGGCCAATGGGTACCAGCCGCAGAATGACTCTGACATTCCCTTCTGATGGCACGCCCTAAGCAAACCAATGTGATCCCACCGCTTACGAACTGGGGTGGGGTCAGGTCTGTGCAGAGAAGGCTGGAGCGTTCTGCCACGATCCTTGAGAACCGTGAGGCGGTGGCTTATGCGTTGCTGTGCATGGCCAATACGAAGATCACGGACATCATGACCTGGGACGAGTACGGCAATGTGAAGGTCAAACCTGCTCACCAGATCCCTGAAACCGCGCTGCAGGCGATCAAGAACATCCGGGTCAAAACGGACAAGGATGGCAACTCCACGCTTGAGGTCGAGCTGTACGACAAGGTGGGCGTGCTGCGTCTGCTGGCCAAAGCGAGTGGTCTGCTGGACAACCCGGATGATGGGTCTGACAAACCGTCTGTGATCGATGTGAACGTGGTGGCACCACCAAGGGGAGAGCAATGACAAAAGATGACATTATCCGCATGGCGCGCAAAGCCGGTCTAATCAACGATTGCGACGGCGTTTATTTTCGCGACCAAGACTCGTTTGAACGCTTCGCCGCCCTAGTCGCAGCAGCAGAGCGCGAGGAATGCGCGAAGGTGTGTGATGAAGTTGAAGTATCAATGCAAAGCGGCAAACGCACAAAAGACGGGGATCATGCTGCATTCACTGCTGGAATTATTGCGGAGCGTATCCGCGCAAGGGGAAAGCAATGAATCGCAAAGAAATAATTAAGGTGTTCATGGACGCAGATGGACACATGAACGACTTTAGTGGCGGCATAGAAATTGGCTGGGATAACCTCGTAAAAGGCGCGATGCAATTGATTGAGGCAGAGCGCGAGGCGTGCGCGAAATGTGTTGAAACACGGGCAAGGCATTGGGATCAGCGTGAAGTTCCGTTGCACGGATTTGCGCGTGAACTTGATGTTGCTGCCGAAGCTATCCGCGCAAGATCACAATGAGTCTCTGGAGGAAACGTGGCAAGAACGAAAGAACAATCGGACAAAGCAGTCTCGCAAGCCGGCCTGAATCTGGACTTCAGCCAGAGCCCGGTGATCTACGACTTCATCCAGAGCAATGCGTTCGTGCAGGGCATCATGGGGCCGGTCGGGTCGGGCAAGTCATACGGCTGCGCCAGCAAGATCTTCCTGAAGGCCATCAAGCAAAAGCCCTCCCCCATCGACAACGTGAGGTATACCCGGTTCGCAGTGGTCAGGAACAGCTACCCCATGCTGAAAACCACCACGATCAAAACCTGGCTGGATCTGTTCCCAGAGGCGACGTTCGGCCCGATGCTGTGGACTCCACCGATCACCCACCACATCCGACTGCCAGCAAGGGGTGATGCTGCTGGCATTGATTGCGAGGTCATCTTTCTGGCGCTCGATCAGCCCAAGGACGTTAGAAAGCTGCTCTCGCTTGAGCTCACCGGCGCATGGGTCAACGAAGCCCGCGAACTGCCCAAGGCTGTAATTGATGGTCTGACGCACCGGGTCGGTCGATACCCGACCAAGCGCGACGGTGGCGCTACCTGGCACGGCATCTGGATGGACACCAACCCGATGGACGATGACCACTGGTGGCACAACATGGCCGAGAAGGAGAAGATGACCGGCGCATACGCTTGGAAGTTCTGGAAGCAGCCAGGCGGGGTCATTGATGTCGTGCCGGAGGAGTTGCCCGACAACCCCGAGGCCAACGACCATGTATTCGCTGCAGGCAAGTGGTGGAAGGTCAACCCGCGGGCTGAGAACATCAACAACCTGCCGCCCGGCTACTACCAGCAGATGCTGCTTGGTAAGAACCTTGACTGGATCAAGTGCTACGCAGGCGGGCAGTACACCTATGTGCAGGAAGGTCGCCCCGTATGGCCAGAGTATGAGGACGGCACCATGTCCGGTGACACCGAGATCGATCCAACGGTGCCGATTCAGGTCGGGCTGGACTTTGGTTTGACCCCTGCTGCCACGATTGGCCAGCGCCTGCCAAATGGCCGCTGGGTCATCCACGACGAGATCGTCACCTTTGACATGGGTCTGGAGCGCTTCGGCCACCAGCTGCTCGCGGAGCTCAACGCTGCCTATCCGAACCACCAGGTGATGATCTGGGGCGACCCCGCAGGCATGGCTCGAGATGCGATCTATGAGGTCACGGCTTTTGACTTCCTGAAAACCCTTGGCCTGCGTGCGCAGCCCACTGCCAGCAACGATTTCAAGGTGCGCCGGGAAGCCGCTGCAGCGCCCATGCAGCGCCTAATCCAAGGCAAGCCGGGGCTGATCGTCAACCGCAAGTGCAAGCTGCTGAGAAAAGCCCTTGGCGGTGGCTACCACTTCAAGCGGGTGGCCATCGGGGCTGGGCAAGAGCGGTTCAGGGATGCGCCAAACAAGAACGAGCACTCCCACATCGGTGACTCGTTTGGCTACCTGATGCTTGGCGGCGGCGAGTACAACCGCATGACAAGAACCCACCAGCTCGGCGGCAGACCACCGGCACAGGTACAGGCCGGGACTGACTTTGACATCTTTGCTTGATATATCGCAGCGCAATCACATTGATTGCCCGGTGTCCAACTTTCAATAGAATCCTTTGCATGAGCGACTTGATAAGCGCGGATGACGCAAAGCAGCTGATCTCAGGCTTTGCCACAAAGTCTGTGCGCGATCAGGTCATGAACATTCAGGCGTGGATGGCAGAGCAGCCGCAGGTCGATGTGCCGATTGAACACTGGTTTGCACATGGGCTGTATGTGCGCCAGATGAGGATGCCAGCAGGTCAGGCGTTTGTGGGGAAGATCCACAAGTCTGAGCACATCGTCATCATCGCGCAGGGCTGCATCACGCTGCTAACCGATGAAGGCGTGGTAAAGCTGCAGGCTCCAGCGACGTTTGTGTCCAAGCCTGGTGCCAAGCGCGTGGGCTTTGTGCATGAGGACTTGGTGATGCTGAACGTGCATCACTCGTTTGAGACTGACATGGAAAAGCTGGAACAGGAGCTGATCGCTCCTGACTTTGCAGAGCTTGATTCCTATTTGGAACTGTTGAAATTGAAGGAGAAATAAATGGTCTGGATCGCAACGGCAATTATTGCTTCGACCGCTTACAACGCCTATGAGGGGCGCAAAGCTCGCAAGGAAGCACAACGCCAACAAGATCGAGCACTGCAGCAGCAGAAGGCTGACGCTGAAGCCATGCGCACTGAGGTAGCCCGTCAGACCGCTGAATACCAGAAGCAGAGCACATCGCTGCAACAGCAGTCGGATCTGGCGCGACAGCAGTTCGACGCGCAGCAGCTGCAGTACAAAGAGAACAAGCTGGCAATGGAAAACAAAGCCAGAGAAGTGCAGGCAGCGGCAGACGAGGAACGTCGCAAGGCTGCACAGCAAGAAGCATCTGCGCTGCGTGCCCGCACCCGCGGTGGTCGCAGGTCGCTGCTGTCACAGGAGCGCATGACACCTGAGCTCGGCGTTGAGGCCACAACCCTCGGCTCCGGCATGAGGATGCAGTAATGGCGACCGCATACCAGAAGCGGATGATGCTGCGCAAGCAGTCCGATCTGACTCGGATTGCAGAGCAGTACAAGAAAAACATTGAGGCGATGACTGGCCAATATCAGTCAGAGTTCGCCGCTTACCAAAAGCAGCGCGATGAACTCATGGCTCCGTATGAGGCTGCGGTCAAGCAATACAGAGAAGTGCAGATGCCTCAGTACGAATCTGCGGCAGCTGCATATAGGCAGCGTCTTGATGCTTTCAACAACAGACTTTCTCAGTATGAGTCCGATGTCGGAGGTCAAGATCTTGTCGTTCCTGGAGACAAGAATGTAAGGCTTATTCAAAAAGGCAACGCATCAACAGCGTATGCAAACATCAATGGCAGGGATTATTTCTTGCATGAATTACCTGAAGGCTACTCAGCAAAACGAATCACTACGCCACAAGGAAAAATAACTTTCGAGCTGTACAAGCCGAGAGAGCGCGGCCCTGTTCCGACATTTACCGAAAAAGCTCCTGAAGCGCCATCTGCTCCGACAGCTCCGCAACTGCCTGAATTCGACACGGGAAAATTTGAGCAACAGAAGCAGCAGCTGCAAACAGGCTATCAGCGCGAAGTCGGCGAGCGAAAAGGTGCGCGACTGGCAGCCGTTGGACGTAAAACATCCAGACCTTTATTAAAAGATGCATGATGGACAAGGTTCGCAAAGTGATGGGCGAGTACAAAGAGGGCAAGCTGAAGTCGAGCTCTGGTCAAAAGGTAACGAGCCGCGACCAGGCGATTGCCATTGCCTTGTCCGAGCAAGAGCGTGCCAAGCGCAAGCGCGGCTTGATGAAGGAACAGTCATGAAAGAAGTCTGGGACAAGCCAAGGCCAAAGGATCTTGGCAAGCCTGAGAAGCTATCGAGCGCGGAGAAGCGCAATGCCATGCGTCGTGCGCAGAAGGCTGGCAGACCCTATCCAAACTTAATCGACAACATGGCCGCAGCAAAGGAAAAATAAGATGGAATACAAGACACCGCTTGGCGGCAAGCGTCTGAAGGTCGAGGAGATCATCAAGCGCCAGGCTGCAGCGCAAACCAAAAAGGACGAGTTTCAGCAGCTGTACCAGGATGCCTATGAGTTCGCCCTGCCCCAGCGCCAGCTGTATGGTGTCTGGGAAGGTGGCGCGACTGGCAGCAAGAAGATGCAGCGGGTGTTTGATTCGACTGCCATCAACTCGACCCAGCGGTTTGCCAACCGTCTGCAATCCGTGGTGTTCCCTCCGCAGCGCAAGTGGTCGCGGCTTGAGGCTGGCCCGACCATCCCGTTTGAAAAGAAAACCATGCTGCAGCAGATCTTGGATTCCTACGGGGACAAGATGTTTGATGTGCTGAAGCAGTCCAACTTCGACATCGCCATTGGTGAGTTCCTGCTGGATCTGGCGGTCGGCACTGCCTGCATGATGGTGCAGCCTGGTGACGATGTGTCGCCCATTAACTTTGTGCCGGTGCCGCTGTTCCTGGTCAGCTACGAGGAAGGCGCGAACGGCCAGGTCGATAACGTCTACCGCCGCATGAGGATCAAGGGCGAGAGCATCGAGCGCCAGTGGCCTGATGCCAAGATGTCGCCCAACTTAAAGCGCAAGGTTGCAGACAAGCCTGCTGATGACATTGAGTTCCTCGAGGCCACCATCTATGACGCTGGTCGCGGCGATTACTGCTACCACGTTATCTGGAAAGAAGGCAAAGAGGAGATTGTCTACCGCCGCCGCAAGTCGTCGCCCTGGGTGATCTCGCGGTACATGAAGGTCGCAGGCGAGATCTACGGTCGCGGCCCGCTGATGACTGCCCTGCCCGACATCAAGACGCTGAACAAAACCATTGAGCTGCTGCTGAAAAACGCCAGCATTGCGGTTGCTGGTGTGTACACCGCAGCAGACGATGGCGTGCTGAACCCGAACACGGTCAAGATCATCCCTGGCGCGATCATCCCGGTTGCCCGCAACGGTGGCCCGCAAGGCCCAGCCCTGCAAGCCCTGCCCCGCTCCGGTGACTTTAATGTGTCGCAGCTGGTCATCAACGACCTGCGCAGCAACATCAAGCGCATTCTGCTGGACGAGTCCCTGCCACCTGAGAATATGTCGGCACGCTCGGCCACCGAGATTGTCGAGCGCATGAAGGAGCTCTCGCAGAACTTGGGCTCTGCCTTCGGTCGCTTGATTAACGAAACCATGATTCCGCTAGTGGCCAAGATCCTTGAGGTCATGGACGAGCGTGGCCTGATCCAGCTGCCCCTGCGCGTCAACGGCCTTGAGGTCAAGGTGGTGCCGGTCGCACCGCTGGCGATGGCGCAGAACATGGAGGAGGTCAACGCAATCATCCAGTACCAGCAGCTGATGCAGTCCGGCGCTTTTGGCTCAGATGGCCAGCTGGCACTCAAGAACGAGGTCGCGGTCGATTATGTGGGCGACAAGCTGGGTGTCCCGGCAATGGTGCGCAACACCGCCGAGGAACGCGCCGTCATCAAGGAAGAAGCCCAGCAGCAGCAGGCAATGGCTGCGATGGCGCAAGCCCAGATGATGCAACAGCAGCAAGCTGCCCTGCCCGCACCTGAAGGAGCAATGTAATGGGCTGGGACGATCTGGAACAACTTGAGGAGTCGCCGGACATCCGTGCTGCTACCCAGCAGCGGGAGGATCTGGCAAGACTTTGCCTGCGCGTATTCGGCACCGAGGACGGTCTGGCGCTGATGAAATGGCTGCAGGAAATGTATGTGGACGTACCTGTCGCCGTGCCGGGTACGGACTCCTCGCACGCTTACTTTGCCGAGGGGCAGCGTAATGTCGTGCGGGATTTAATGGCGCGGATTAACCAAGCAAGGAACCTATGACTACAGACACCGCCGTCGAGCCCAGTGCTGGCACTGGCCTACTCGACAACGTGAACCTGCAAGACGATACAAACACCGAAAGCAAGGATGCGGTCGCTATCGACCACAAGAATCCTGAGAACCCGGCAGCACCGGCATCCGATACCGGCGCACCCAAAACCAAACCGGAATATCTGCCTGACAACTTCTGGGATGCCGACAAGGGCGAGGCCAATCTTGAGGCTATGTCCAAAAGCTGGGCAGACCTGCGCAAGCAGATCAGCCAGGGCAAGCACAAGGCACCGACAGACGGCAACTATGATGTGAGCTCGTTTGGCGACAACGCTGCCGACAACCCGATGGCGCAGACGCTGGTCGGCTGGGCAAAGGAAGCCGGGATCTCGCAAGCGCAGTTCGATGAACTGTCCCGCCAGCTGCAGGAAACGGCCAAGGAACTGGTCGGCGGCGAGACTGTGGACGCTGCCACCGAGATGCAGAAGCTCGGCCCGAACGGCGGCGCACTGGTCAACGGCATGGCCGACTGGGCTCGCGGTCTGATCGCCAAGGGAACCTGGGGTCAGGATGACTGGGACGAGTTCAAGATCATGGCTGGCACGGCTCGCGGCATCACGATGCTTGCCAAGCTGCGCGAAACCTACGAGGGCAGGATGCCCATTGAAACCACCCCGCTGGAAGGCGCTCCGACCAAGGAGGAGCTCTATCAGATGGTGGGCGATCCCAAATACAAGACCGACGCGGCGTACCGCCAAAAGGTAGAAAAGCTGTTCGCCCAGGTGGTCAAGGACTGATCTCTCGCACGCGGCCTGCCATTGCCGCGTCTTTGCCCCGCCACCTCCCCCGGCGGGGCTTTTTTTGTTCATTTGCCAATCGGACTGGTTGCAAATAGTTCACGCGACAATACAATCAGCCGCAAGGCATACCGGGCGACCGGCCCTGACCTGTGGCGAGACACCACCGACTGGCCTCCGTAAGTGGCAAGCAAGGCCCGGACATCCGGCTCACCGACGCGCAAAACCCTGACTACTTAACCGAACGAGGTCAACATGGCTATCTCTCTGAGCAATGCCTTTGTGACGCTGTTCGATGCTGAAGTCAAACAGGCTTACCAGGGCAAGGCAATGCTGGTGGGCGCTGTGCGTCAGCGTCGTGGTGTCGAAGGCTCCCAAGTAAAATTTCCGAAAGTCGGTCGCGGCGTGGCAACTGCCCGCGTAACCCAGACCGATGTCACCCCGATGAACGTCGGCTTCTCGACCGTGACCTGCACGCTGTCGGACTGGAACGCCGCCGAATATTCGGACATCTTCTCGCAGGCAAAGGTGAACTTTGACGAGCGCTCTGAGCTCGCCCAAGTGGTCGGCGCTGCGATTGGCCGTCGCCAGGATCAGCTGATTCTGGACGCTCTGGCTGCTGCTTCTGGCACCGGCACCGTGGCCAATTCGATTGGTGGCTCGACTACCAATATGAACGTCGCCAAGTTGCGCGAAGCTGCGAAGATCCTGAACACCAAGAACGTGCCTGCTGATGGCCGTCACATCATCATCCACGCCAACTCGTTGGCTGCGATGCTTGAGCAGACTTCCGTCACCAGCTCGGACTTCAACACCGTCAAGGCACTGGTGCAGGGCGAGATCAACTCGTTCCTGGGCTTCACGTTCCATGTGCTGGGCGACCGCTCCGAAGGTGGCCTGCCCATCGACGGTTCGTCCGACCGTACCCTGTACGCATTCCACAAGGATGCTATCGGCTACGCAGAAGGCATCGCGCCCAAGACTGAGATCAACTACATCCCCGAAAAGACCAGCTGGCTGGTCAATGCGCTGTTCTCGGCGGGTTCGGTTGCCATCGATGCCGAGGGTATCGTCAAGATCACTGCCCGCGACACCGCGGCTGCAGCTTAATAGGGAGGGCTGAATCATGGCTTTTGATGCAGCTGGCTTTACCGCCTACTCCGCGTCCAAGCGCGGCAATGCCCCGTCGATGTATGGCTACAAAACCGCAGATGCAATCGCGGATGTCAACACTTCGGGTTACTTCAACACGCTGGCCAACACCCTTGAGGTTGGCGACATCATCCATTGCGTGACTTCGACCGGCTCGACCGCCGTTGTCACCTTGGTCTATGTCGTGTCCAACTCGTCGGGCGTGGTTGATGTGACTGACGGCACCACTCTGTCGGCTACCGACGGCGATTAAACCGCAGTCAACCGTAGTACCGGGGGCTGGACTCTGAAATACGGGCCAGCCCCTTCTCACATTAAGAGGTTGCAATGGCAGCAGGCGACACTGGCGTTTCGATCTGTGCAGATGCCCTGATCCTATTGGGCGCAGAGCCCATTTCGTCTTTCAATGACGGCACCGACGAGTCCAATGCCTGCGACCGTCTGTACCCTGACACGCGGGATTCGACGCTCGTCATGTACCCGTGGTCGTTCAACACCAAGAAGATTCAGCTTGCCCGCCTGCTGACTGCGCCGACATCGGTCTGGCGCTATGCGTATCAGTTGCCGGGTGATCGCCTTGCAGGCCCGCGTGCCGTCTATGACAGCGCCAGCCCCGGCGCTCCGGTGCAGAAAGACTGGGAGATCCAAGGCGACCAGCTGCTGACGAATCTCGAATACGTTTTCATCGATTACCAATACAGCATCGGTGAGTTCGCTTGGCCGCAGTATTTCGTCCAACTCATGAAGTACATGATGGCCTGGCATCTGGCAGAGCCGATCACTGAGCAGCAGGACAAGTCACTGCGCTGGGAGCGCAAGGCTGTGGGCGACCCGTCTGAGAACGGTCGCGGCGGCTATCTGCGCACGGCAATGCAGATCGACGCGCAGGGTCAGCCAACCCGCGCCATTGAGGACTTTACGCTTCTGGCAGTGAGGAACTGATGCCGCGCTTTGTTGACTTCACAACGAACTTCAGCACCGGGGAGCTTGACCCGCTGCTGCGAGCTCGCGTGGATCTGCAGGCGTACAGCAACGCGCTATCCAAGGCGACCAATGTGCTGATCCAGCCGCAGGGCGGTCTGCGCCGTCGCCCAGGTCTGAAGCACATCCTTGAGTTGCCGAACACCAGCACCGCGTCTGCAGGCAACGGCGTGCGCCTGGTGCCGTTTCAGTTTTCCGTCGATGACTCGTACATGCTCTGCTTCACGCATAACCGCATGTATGTTATCAAGAACGGCGCGGTTGTCAGCAACATCAACAGCACCGGCAATAACTACCTGACAACGACCATCGGCAGCAGCATTGTCGATGACATGTGCTGGACGCAGAGCGCCGACACGCTGATTATCGTTCACCCGGATATGCAACCGGTCAAGCTGGTACGCGGCGCGTCTGACTCAAGCTGGACAGCGACAAGCATCACGTTCGACAGCATTCCAAAGTATGCCTTTACGTTGACTATTACCACGCCAACATCAGGGCATTTAACGCCCAGCGCGGTGTCTGGCAACGTCGAGCTGACATCGCAGAGCGCGGCATTTACTGCTGCCAGCGTCAATCAGTACATCAATGCCAGCCCGCAGGGTCGTGCCAGGATTGTCGAGTACATCAGCACGACCAAGGTCAAGGCGATCACCGAATACCCATTCTTTGACACCAGCAACATCGCCCAGGGCAACTGGGAGATCGAGTCTGGCTATGAGGATGTGTGGAGCTCAGGCAAGGGCTGGCCACGCAGTGTGACATTCCATGAAGGCAGGCTGTACTTCGGCGGCAGCAAGTCCAGGCCATCGACCATCTGGGGCAGCAAGATTGGCCTGTTCTTTGACTTCGTGCCGTCTGAGTCGCTGGATGACGATGCGGTCGAGGCAACGCTGGACACCAATGAACTAAACGTCATCACCGACATTGTGAGCTCGCGTGACTTCCAAGTGTTCACGACGGGTGGTGAGTTCTATGTGCCGCAGCAGGGAACAGACCCGATCACGCCGCTGACCTTCACCTTCAAGAACGTCAGCCGAAACGGCATCAAGCCTGGCACGCGGGTGCAGCTGGTTGAATCCGGCTCGGTGTACATCCAGCGCCAAGGCAAGTCGCTTAACGAGTTCGTCTTTACGGACACGCAGCAGACATACATCACGCAGCGGATCTCGCTGCTGTCTGGTCATCTGCTCAAAGGCCCGCAGCGCATCGCCCTGCGTCGCGCATCCAGCACGGACGAGTCTGACTTGCTGCTGATGACCAACACCAACGACGGCAGCATGGCGGTCTTTTCGATCATGCGAAGCCAGCAAATCACTGCCCCGTCAGAGTTCACCACGGACGGTGAGTTCATCGATGTCGGCGTGGATGTGACGGCGATCTACGCTGTGACCAAGCGGGTATTCAACAGCACGACACGGTATTTCATTGAGCAGTTTAAGGACGATCTGTACACCGACTGTGCCTTTACTGGCGGCTCTGCTGGCGGTGTGGGATCTGGCCTGCCGCACATCGGCAAGTCGCTGAACGTCATCACGGACGGCGTGCCGCAGTCCAACGAGACTGTCAGCGCAGGCGGCGCGGTGACGTTCGACCGCGAGAGCACGACCAGCTATGAGGTCGGACTGCCGATCACGGTGTACGTCAAGACGATGCCGGTCGAGATCAAGCTGCAAACCGGTAGCCGGGTGTCATTCAAGAAGCGGATCGTGGAGATCAGCGCAGTGCTTAAAGACACGCAGCACATGCTGATGAACGCCCAGCCGGTGATTACGCGGGCGCTGGACAACCCGTTGCTTGACCTGGCTGTGCCGACGTTCACCGGCATCAAGCGGGTCAACGGCGTGCTGGGCTACCGCAACGAGCAGGCCATTGAGGTGACGCAGAATCTGCCGCTGAAGATGAACCTGCTGGGATTGGATTACCGCGTGGCTGTTTATTCGGGAACGTAAAACATGGCTTTTGAAAACAATGCACTTGCCGCAGCCAGTTTCCTGAACGCCTACGCTACCGGCCAGGCGCAGAAGGCTGCAGCGATCAATCAGGAAACGGGCTTTCTGCTGCAGGCCGCTGACTCTGTGGCGCTGGCTGACGTTCGCGCTCAGTTCTCTGAGCAATACGCCAACATCCAGGCCGGTCGGATGTTAAAGCGTGCGGAGATCGAAGCACGCAACTATGAGATCGCAGGCAACACCCTACTGTCGAACATGCGCAAGACCAATGCTGCTATCCGTGCTCGAGCAGCTGCATCTGGTGTGGTGGTTGGCGAAGGATCGTTTCAGGCGGTGCAGCAACAGAACGTGCAGAACACGATGTTTGACGTAGGCATTGCAGACCTGAATGCGCTGACGGCGCGGGTGCTGGGCTTTGAGGATGCGACGGCGATGATCCAATCGACTGAACTGCAGAACACGCTCGACAGGTTTGCTGCCAAGCGTCAGGCCGGTCAATATTCGCAGGCAGCGTCGGCTGCTCGTCGGCAGGGTGGTCTGCTTGAGACTGCTGCGCTGGTGCAGGGTGGCATCGACGCTTACAAGGCTTACAAGGGTAAATAAATGGCGACCAGACTCGACTCAGGAAACATTCAGCTGCGCCAAGTCAACGCTGCTCCGATGCAGCAGATCGTGCCGCGTGGCGTGGATTACGTCGGCCCGCGTGCGGAGGCACAGGCAAACCAGACGCTGGCTCAAGTAATTGACCGCATGGGTCAGTTTGCCAACACCGTGATCCGCGACATCCGCGTCGATCAGGCGATGAAGTACACCGCACAAAATCCGATCACACCTGAGCAGATTGAGGCAGCAAAGAACGGCGACACATCGCAGATTATCCCGCAAGGCAACTTCAGTTACTTCGACCAGGCTGTGCGCAAGGCTCGCAGCTTTGAGCTTTCTAATGCCTTTGAGATGGAAGGCAGGCAGCAGCTGGCTCAGATGCTGACCCAGATTGAGTCAGGTCAGCCGGTTACCGCAGAGCAGATCAGCAGCAAGATCACATCGCTGACCGACGGTTACACCAAGTCGCTGGCGAATATCGACGGCGAGGCTGCGCTGAAGTTTCGCGCCAGCATGGCGACCTATGGCAATTCGGTGCTTAATGAAGCGCTGCGCCAAGAAGTAAAAAAGAATAAAGAGCAAAAGATAATTAAGTTGCGCGAAGATTTTGATGCCCAGCGCAAAACTTATGAGTACCTTGTTATCAATAGTCCTGAAGATGCGGAAATGGTTGCAAGCATGTTCAAAAAGAACATTCTTGACCAAGCTGCACTTTTAGGCCCTGCGGTGTTTCAAGAATATTCAACAAACATCGACAAAGAAATCCGCGAGTCAAAGATCAATGCTGTCACAAAGGTGATTCTTGAAGATGACAATCTGATGGCTAACCCGCAGATCTACAAGATGGTGCAGAAAGGCAACGTCGGTATGCATGGCGCTGTGGTCGGCTCGCTGGATCAAGATGCCATCGCTAAGATCAACGCCAATATCTTTACTGCACAGAACCAACGCAAGGCAATGGAGACTGAGGCGCGTGCGGATCGCAAGCGGCAGGATATGGTGGAGATGACCAACCTGCTGACCCGCGCCCTGCCATTGCCGGAAAACAGCAAAGAGCGCAAACGGCTGGCTGGTCAGATTGCTGAGATTGCCAACCGCAACCCAGATGCTGTGCCGATTGGCGTGCTGAAAGACTTGCTTGAGCCCCCAAAAACTGGAGACGGATCTGGCAATCAACAAATTGAGTTCAACCTGCGCACGATGATCAAAAGAAATCAGATAACGTCAGAAGAACAAATTTGGTCATACGTTGGCCCTGGTCGATTGAGCGGCAAACAGGCAAACGAGCTGCTTCAATATTTGCAGCGCTCCGATAAGGGTGACTCTGACAAGCTGGATCAGGGATACAACCGGCGTGCTGGCATCCCGGTCGAGAAGAACGGCATGGCTATCATTGACCCCAAGGGCTCAGAGTTCAAGCGCAAACAGGAGCTCAAGGCGCAGGGCGCTGAGATCACTGCGCGGTATCTGCGCGAAGGCAAGCCGGAGCCGACAGCCCAGCAGATTCTGGACGAGATTGATGAGTCTATTTCCAAGCGGATGAAAAGCACCGCCGTTGATGCTGCGCGTAAGTCGCTGGACGTTTATCGCAAGAAGGCTGGCTTGCCAGAAGGCACCACGATCAACCGCAGCAACCTGTCGGCGCTGGAGCAGAAAGGCAAGCTGAACGCCAACGAAATTAAGCAGGTCAAGAAGCTGCTTGACGAGGCTGGAGAGTGACATGGCATACAACCAGATCGAACAAAGCTACCTGAACCTGCTGGCAGACTCGATGCTGCCGCCGCCTGAGCCCGCCGCGGAGCCGTCGCTGGAAGGTATGCAGCTGGCTGCTGGCCCGACGCAGACACGCACCGATGCGCCGCAGGGCTATGGCTCCATTCGCGCCATTGAGCCGACGCGGGTCGAGAAGGCGCTGCAGGCTGCAGGTATGACGCTTGAGCAGGCCGGTCGCTTTCTGGATGGTTTGGGTCAAGTGGATGTGCCGTTACTCGGCCCGATCAGCCTAGCCGACATCATGCCGTTTGTCGGCAGCGCCAAGCCTGGCACGCGCAGCGTGATGGGTGAGCCCGACTGGCAAGGCACGCCGAAGGTATTGCAGGCTCCTGCTGCAGGTCAGCCAATTGTGACCGGCAAGGGTCAAGCAATGCGGCTGTCCGAGGATGCCAAGCTGGCTGCAATGGATGTGGCATTCAATGCCAAGCCGGCGGCTGCTGGACTTAAAAGTGCAGGCAAGGCACTGGCACCGACCGCCGCGAACATGATGGAAAGCGGCCTGCGCAAAAGCGGCATGATCATGGATGTCGTACCTGGAGGCGCAGGAAAAGCAGGTTCGTCAAATATATCAAGCGGGCTTGTATTCCCACAAACAGAAATTGATACAAGACTAAGATTAAAGTTGCAGCGAAATGCAGCCATGCAACAAGGCAAGGCATTACCCGGATCTCCCAAAAATGATCGTGTAGTAATTCCAGCGCCAGAGGGTAGCAACCTTCCAGATTTTGCTATTGGAAAAATTACCGTCGATGATTGGAAAAATCGCGTCGAGTCTTTGCTTACACCAGAGCAGATTGATGAGTACTCGCGCTGGTATTCAGAGATCAAAGATACGTTTATGAAGTACACAAATGGCGATGAGCAAAAGGCTGATCGCTACATGAACGCGTGGTTAGTAGCAAATCAAAATACAAGTGTTGACTCTGCAATGGCAAATGCTTTGCGTCAAGCAGAGCAATTTGCACGCGGCATCCCTGAGTCTGAAATGCAAGGTGGAGGTTTGCCAACAGCAACAGAGGCCGCAAGACGAGCTTTGCAAAACGAACCAATTACAAGTGGCGTTGGAGCAAAGATTGCAGATTTTGTTGATAGCGCAGCAAACAAAGAGACAAGGTCTTTTTACGGTAATGATTCTCAAGCTGGCCAGCCGTTTGTTGTAGATATTCATACCGCTCGCGACACCGGTTTAGTTGATCCAATTCTTTTGAATCACCTTGAGAGACTTGGTTATAAAGTAGACAAAGATGCTGTTAAGGTCGATTTCCAAGCTGGCCCCACTGATACTCAATACGAAAATCGAGCAGACTTTGGGCGCATGTTGACCCAGAAGTTAAACGACATAGGATGGCAAGGCCGTAACGACTGGAAGCCCTATGAGATTCAGGCTATTGGTTGGATGGCCATGACTAGATTGACTGCAGACGCTGCCGACAACACGGTTACCGCGCTGGAGCGTAACTTCCGAAGAATCTCTATGGAGGTTGCCCCTGGCGAAGGATCTCCTTGGGCTCAAAAGTTTGGCGATAGATTTGCAGCTCTTCCAGTTGAGCGCCAGTATCAGGTCACACAAACCGTCACAGATCGCGCTGTTGATATGGCGAGGTCAATTACCGGTGTTGATCTTCGCGGTCTTGTGCATGGCACTGGCGGCTGGGAAAATTTC